GAGGTTGTATGTCGTAGCTTGGTAGCCTTCGGTGTAATCAAAGCCCCACTTAATTGCTACTGACTGATTTGTACCTCCTATCAATACCCACCCAATCTTCTTTAAGATCTTTAACGCTGTAGCAGCGTCGAAGTCAAAGTAGTTAGTAAAGTACTGTAATCGATAAGTAGCGGTGTTATCGCTGTGTCCAAAGTATTTACCGATGTATCCCGGTTTACCTATTAACAGATTACGATCTTGTGTCGTTGCAAATGCTTTAGGATCAATACTATCCCAGATAGTTACACGAGCAGATCCGTCTTGCAACGCAGCACGAGTATCAAAGCAATATACAAACCGTGATGTCGGTAGCGTTAATAGATAGAAAGCATCACGCTCAAAGTAAATACTCTTAATCTTAGTCAAGTCTGTCTCTGAAGCCACCGCCGACATCAGCTCGTCACGGACATTCTTTGATACATCTCGCATCGGTAGCGACTTCTCTTGAATCACTCGCTGTAAACTACGCACACCAGCGTCAGACAAGAAGAATACATCCGTGCCTAAGCTCTGTACCGAATCACGAGCAATACAGCCTACATTGGTTAATACTTCTACTAAGGTCAACGCAGCAGTATCTAAAGGATTAGCATAGATAGCAGTATTACGACGACCAAAGAAGATAATATATCCGTTATGTGCTGCAGCAGCAACTACAGGGTCGCCATTAGGTAGCACTTCTTCAAGGTTTAAGAAACCTGCAGAACCGTTCCTAAAATCAGTACCTTCTAATAGGTTACTGAAATAGACAGTCTGGGTATCGCCTGAGATGCCGCCACACCAAATCCTGCCGTAAGCGGATAAGACCCAACTTGGCATGAATGTGGCTGTTGAGTGGTTGGCTGGCAACTTAGCTGCGTCTCCGACTCGCTGAAAGCCAAAAGTACCACTATCATGATCATCAAAACCGCCGCCCGAAACTGGTAACTCATGCCATAATAACATAGGATGACCAGCCTGTGCTAAATACACATGAGGCTGAAAGTCGTTCACATCGCCATACGACAAAGCTGCGCCTTGCCAATTATTAGCCGTAATCGTATAAGTAGCGTCACCGCTATTCGTAGCATTACGAACTGTCTTAGTCGTCATTGTCGTTGAGCCGACAAACAACTTATTGTTACCAGCGCTTAGTATTTCTGTACCACCACCAGTAACTACTTCAAATATAAACTCGACTGGGTTAGCAGCGCCTAAGTCTGTATTAACAGAGGTGTTCACAGGAGTCCAGCCACGCCTAGCTCCAATACGACCGTATCTGTCGATGACGCAGTTCTGTGCCTTCAGAGCAAACCCTGACGACAGGGTAATGCTGCTTTCCTGACTATTGACGCCATAAAATCCCGGAGCAGCAATCGATGCTGTTTGTAGTTGACTAGCCATTTAGGAAGCGTACCATTGTGTGTCTTCAATATAACGATTTGCTTCTAGCGAGATAGCGTCAGCTAAACTCTGACGATACAATACATATGTCTCGCCTGACTGTACACCGCCGTCTTCTCCACGCTCTGCTTGCGCTCTAGCCAATGCACCCAAGATGACTGGCTCGTGCGGAACTAACAGCACATCAGCGTTAGCCACTAACGGCTCTTGTGGCTTAATCACATTGAAACGAATGTTATACGCACCGTTAGGAATCGGGAACAAATCTACCTGTGTATCGCCGTTACTATTCGTACCATTAAAGTTATAGTACATTGGGCTGCCCTTCTGAGCATTGGTCAACAAGAACTGTTGATCCATCCACACAGTAGTAGCATTCCTTAAGAACCAGTTATCTGTATCGTTCAATACATCGATAACACGGAAACGCTGACCAGAACCAACTAAGACATAGTTAAATACATCAGCGGTAGTGGTAGCCGATAAGGTCTCCGACAGAGCATTCCAGTTGTAAGCATCCTCGACTTGACGCTTAGAGTCGTTGACATAACGAGCGATGAGCTTAACATAAGCGGTATCCGAGACGGAAGAAGCCTCCGGCTCTCGTAGCCTTACGAGGACATCATTAACCAAGGAAATAAAGTTCATTGAAGCCATTCGTTATCCTATCATAATTTGACTATTTTGTCAAGTAAAATCTTAACAATCCCACTTCTTCAGAGCCAAGGCTTTCCGTGTTGGACGACCTTTCTCGTCCTTCATCGGTCCTTTAACGCCACTCATCCGGGCGCAGAAGCTCTTACGCCGTTTAGCCGCTTTAGGGGACTTTGCAGCCTCTTTCGCTGAAACTGGAGGTTTTAGGTTAGCTCCTTCAGTTCGCTTGAAATAAGCCCGTCCTTTGGCGTTTAAACCGCCTTCAGGGTTCTGATATACCTTTTTGACCATTATTTCTTCTTTTTAGCCGTCTTTGCAGCATCTTTGAAGTCCTGAGCCGATGGAGCGCCTTTAGAGCCGGGCTTACGCATCTTCTCGCCGGAGCCAGCCTTGATCCTACGGCGTTTAGCGGCGATGTTGGCATAGAGTCCGGGCTTAGTAGCCACGCTTAGCACCCATCTTCTTAGCTGGTTTAGAGGCTACTTTAGAGCCAGTCTTCTGAGCATACTGCTTAGCTTCCTTCTTACCCTTAGCAGTGTAGGGAAACTTCTTGTCTTTTACCATTGGCATATTACTTTCCTTTCTTCTTGGGTTTAACTTTAGCAGTCTGTAAAGCAATTGCTACAGCTTGCTTCTGAGGACGACCTTCTTTAACCAGCTTTGAAATGTTCTTGCTGATTGTCTTCTGTGATTTACCTTTAGCGAGTGGCATAATAATCCTTATAGATAGTTCTGTACTGTACTGCGTTGCTCTAACTCGACAGTAATAATACAAGTGGTTGTCGAGCCTGTCTCAGACTGTACTCTAATCTCATCACCTTCGTCTAATACTATATAAGCTGTTCCATCTATTCTTAGGAAGTCTTTAGCAGTAATAGCATACTGAAATAGTACTTCAATCTCAGTATTTTCACTTTTATCGTACCACCAGACATTAATCCACTTAGAAGAAGTGCTGTGATTTGTAGCAAACAATAGCAACCACTTAGCCATATTTCTAGTTGGAACTGTAAACATAGTAGTCTTAGTATTGGCTACTAGGTCTTTACCTACGGAGTGTGGTCTAGATGACATATTATTTCTTAAAGAAGAACTCTGCTAACCAAGTTACAAAACCACCAAATACTGAGGCAGCTCCCATGATAGCCCACAGACTACCTTTGCTACGCTCTGCCATAGCAACTAACTTCTTGATGTCAGTCTCCATTGTGCTTACTTTGGATTCTAAGTTCTCTACTGCGTGAACTAGTTTACCGTATTCTATTGGATCAATGTCAGCCATGATATATTATTATTAAGGTAAGGTTGATACAAACTCTTTAGCCTGTTCCGCAGTCATCTCATTACCGTCTGCGTCCTCAAGCTGTGCTTCGTCAGCGTTAATTTGCTTTTTGAAGTTTGCAAAATCAACATTTGCTGGGTCGAATGGGATACAAGCTCCATCTATTAAACGAGTAACGGAAAGTTGTTTTCCATTCTGTAATGGTTGTAGTTTATACATAATTATAATTCAATAGATAAAGTTACCCATCTTCCACCATCTGATGCAAGCGAAAGGGCTGAACGACTTGTCATTCCTGAGTAATTTGGAAATAGTCCAAAGAATCCATTGGCAGTCGTGTTTTGATTAGTAAATGAAAAAGAAGATGGATTAAAATCAGAACTACCATCAGTAAACTTTAATCCAGTTCCGCTACCGCCTTGTCCTATGGTTGGAGCTGCTCGCATAACTACAGGAAACTGACAAGATGCTTGAGCTTGAGTAGTGCCAGCAGCGCAAGCCATTAAATTATAAATAGTCTGGTAATACCGCTGACACAAAGCCAATTCAGTTCCATACGCCCTAAAGTCTTGTGGTACTACTGTATATGAACCAACACGCAAATCTACTCCTGTGATGTAGAAAGTAGCTCCGTTTGTGCCGACTAAACTGGTTTGTCCTGTTACAGAACGACTGAATGTGCTACTCCAAGAACCAGCAGAAGCAGTAACGCTAGAACCAGCGGCAACACTAAAGCTAAGATAAAGACCAACTCCGTTATCAGTCAACCAAGTGCCTGTTGTATCACCAGTAATGGTTATTGTTTTGTATTCCCAAGTATTAGCAGAAGAAATTGTATAACTAAAAATAAAGCATCTATTACCAGCATTGTTTACAACAGACCCGCCAAATGTTCCTGTTAATGAACTACGCACCCAAAAAGATAGCGTAACTGTTTTGGCATTAGCAGTTCCCCATCCTAAATCTGCAATGTTAAAACCTTCAATAGCCTGATTAACTGCAAAATGCTCTGATGCTCCTATTGAATAAGCAGATAAAGATGTAACCAACTGAGAGTTAATAAAACCACTAGGTGCTACTGTACTGCGTTGTACACTTACTTTACTTCCTGTTGCTGATGAAGCACGAAGATAAAAACGGTCAAGTACATAATCACCAACATTAGTGCCTGTAATCGTAACACTAGCACCAGCATTACGCTGGTCGATTTCCATTCTCGGATTTATTATCCGATTGACCATCGTCTGATAGTTACCAGCTTGGACTTGCGTAGAACCCGCTGGAAAGGTTAAGCCATTATCGCCTGATATAACCATTGACATAATTGTTCCTTATATCCTTGCAAACTTACCATGAAACTTATCCCGTGCTTCCATTGCGACAAGTTCCGCTAATTCCAAATTATCAAATGCACCGCAGTAAATTTTATCGTTATTAGACTGGATTGCTACTCGATACTTGTTATTTACAAAGCTGACATTTCGCACCCCAGTATTTGTTTTGCGGGGATTACGGTTCTTAGCGTTATCAGCGTTGTTTGCTAATCTTAAATTCTCAATACGGTTATCTGCTGGATTGCCGTTGATGTGGTCAATCTGCATTTTTGGCGGGATTTCACCATGAAACATAGTCCAAATAACACGATGTACACCCCATGTTTTGCCATCAAAATACACTCTACGGTAACCTCTAGCATACGCAGTACCAGCCACGCTACCCGCCTGAATAGCGTTAGTGCGGGATATTTTCCAATACAGTTCGCCAGCCTTGTATTCAAAGGCTTCATTAAATCGGTCAGCTAATGTGCCGTCTAATGTAATAGGCATATTACACTCCTAATCTATTGGCTTGTTCAGCCTTAAATGTTTCGTATGCTTGACGAACTTCGGGTGTCCATGCGGCATTAGCAATGTCTTTTACTTTTTGTTCTTGGTCGCTAATATCCATATCAGGAGTT